ATGAACAGAATTAAATTTTGCGTTGTGTGCGGCAGAAGGATTCCGGAGCTTTCGCTCAGAAAGCGAACATGCAGCGAATTTTGCAGAGCAAGGAAAAAATGCGGCTATGCTCCGTACATACATTACAAAAAGCCGCCGTATGAAGATTTGACGCGTTTACAGCAGCAGGCACAGGCTGCCGGGCTGTCGTACGGAAAATACATTGCACTGCGTGACAGCGGAGCATTGAAAAAGGAGGAGGTGAGCATATGCCGTTACTGATACAATGTCCGTTTTACATAAATGAAAAGCGGCTTAAGACGTTCTGCGAGGGCGGCACGCTGAAAAGCCCGGATTTGCGTTATCGGCGCGAATTTCTTATGGATTATTGTGCTTCCGAGGAAGGGTGGAGAACATGCACGATTGCAAAAAGTCTTGACAAATATTATTGCAGACCCGAAAACGAAAACTAATGAAAGGATTGAGATTATGAAGCTGAAGGAAAAATGCGAAATGCTCGAAAGAAAAGAGGCGCTCGGTCAAAAGAAAATATCGGAGCTTGAGGAAGAAATTACGGCGCTCAGGCAGCTGCTTGACTGCGCGGCGGCAAATATTGCGCTGCTTGTGTCGGAGCAGGGCGGTGTGCGCAGAATCTCAGCCGAGGATGTTCGGCGCGCTCTCGGAAAATATGAGCTTGCAGCGCGGCGCGACGGCAGCGATTATTTGATGGAGGTTTCGGAAAGAGCGGATGCATAAGGTTATTTGGACGCCGCAGCCGCGGCAGCGGATTTTTATGCAGCGCAGCGAAAATGAGGCGCTTTACGGCGGAGCGGCAGGCGGAGGAAAAAGCGACTGTGCGATTGCAGAGGCTCTCAGGCAGGTTCACATTCCGCATTACAGGGGCTTGATTCTCAGAAAGACATATCCGCAGCTATCGGAAATGATTGACCGAAGCCGCGAAATATACAAGCCGGCGTTTCCGAAAGCGTCGTACAATGAACAAAAGCACTGCTGGGCATTTCCGAGCGGAGCAAAAATATATTTCGGGGCAATGCAGCACACAAAGGACCGAACGAACTATCAGGGAAAGCGGTACGATTTTATTGACTTTGACGAGCTGACGCATTTTACATGGGATGAATACAGCTATTTATTTTCGAGAAACCGCCCGAACGGCAGCGGAACAAGGTGCTACATACGGGCGCAGGCGAATCCGGGAGGGATAGGTCACGGCTGGGTGAAGGAACGGTTTATCACGGCAGCGCCGCCGATGACTCCGATTTATGAGGATGTGAACATTGTTTTTCCCGACGGACACACCGAAAAGCGCAGGCGGAGCAGAATTTTCATTCCGTCAAGCATATTTGACAATAAGATTCTGCTTAAAAACGACCCGGAATATATAACGCGGCTTGCCGCACTGCCGGAAAACGAACGCCGCGCGCTGCTTTACGGCGATTGGGACAGTTTTTCGGGACAGGTTTTCACAGAATGGCGCAACAATCCGGACGGTTATGACAACAGGATAAGCACGCACGTTATAAAACCGTTTAAGGTTCCGCAGTCGTGGAAAATATACCGCGGATTTGATTTCGGATATTCACGCCCGTTTTCCGTGGGCTGGTACGCGGTTGACCACGACGGGAGAATGTACCGCGTGCGCGAGCTTTACGGCTGCACGGAAACGCCGAACGAGGGCGTTCGGTGGGAGCCGATGAAAATTGCGGCGAAGATATTGGAAATTGAACGGGACGATCCCAATCTTAAGGGGCGCGACATAATCGGGATTGCCGACCCGTCCATATTTGACGAAAGCCGCGGTGAAAGCGTTGGGGCAATGCTTGAACGCGGAGGGGTATATTTCGATCGCGCGGATAATACGCGCATTGCGGGAAAAATGCAGGTGCACAACAGACTTGCATTTGATGAAAACGGTATACCGATGCTGTACGTCTTTTCGACATGCAGACACTTTATCCGCACCGTTCCGGCGCTTGTTTACAGCAGCACGGATGTTGAGGACGTTGACACCTCGGCGGAGGATCATATATATGACGAGCTGCGCTATGTTGCAATGGAGAATCCGATAAATCCTCCGCCGGAAAAACGCGCCGCGGTGCAGTACAATCCGCTTGATACGGAGGAATATGACAGCTACGGATTCTACAGGATAACGTAAAAGGGTGAGAAGATGGAAAGTAAGTACGACTGGAACGCACTGAAAACAGAATATATTACGGGCGATATGTCCAAGGCGGCGCTTGCAAAAAAGCACAAAATAAGCTACGGAACGCTTTATCGCCATGCGCAGATAGACCGCTGGAATGAAGCAAGGAAGGAGCATAAGGCAAACATTGCCCACAAGTGCGCCGACAATGCGGCATATATTGCAGCGGTGAAGCTTGCAAAGGAGCTTGACATTGCAAACAAGCTCGGTGATGTGCTTGACGACGCTGCCGCCGACACGGAGCAGTTCCGCAGATATATCGTTACGGAAAAGTGCGAGGGCGGCACGACGCAGACGGAGGAACGCGTGTTTGACAAGGTTGATATGCGCGCCCTGAATGACGCGATTAAGGCGCTGCGCTCGCTGGAGGATATTAAAAGCATTATGTACGGCATTGTATCGCCTGCGGAGGAGCGGCGGCTTGCGCTCCGCGAAAAAAGCCTGACCGTTTCCGATGACGGAAACGAAACGGGCGTTGTGATGCTGCCGGAGATTGAACAAAACGAAGGTTAAAGGAAAGGGGGCATGCCGCGGCAAAGAGAGCGCGGCTTGAAAATCAATGAAAAACGAACTGAAACGAATAGGAACACAGGAGGTGCAGCGCGCGGCGGAAATACTGTGCGATTATAAAAAAGGAAAGTCCTCGCTTGAATCGAGAATTGTTGAGGATGAGCAGTGGTGGAAGCTGCGCCATTGGGATGTGATGCGCGGGGAAAGAAAGGAGAACAGACCCGAGCCGGTGAGCGCATGGCTGTTTAATTCGCTGACGAGTAAGCATGCGGACGCTATGGACGGCTTTCCGGAGGCGTCGATTCTTCCGCGCGAGGAGGGTGACACAGATGAGGCAAGAAAGCTGTCATGCATATTACCGGCGGTGCTTGAGCACAACGATTTTGAGGAAACCTACAGCAACAACTGGTGGTACAAGCTTAAGCACGGAACATCGGCATACGGAGTTTTCTGGAACAGCGAGATTGAGAACGGGCTGGGGGATATTCAGATAAAGAAAATTGATCTCCTGAATATTTTCTGGGAACCTGGAATAACGGATTTGCAGAAAAGCAGAAATCTGTTTATCGTTGACCTGCGCGACCGCGAGGCGCTTGAAAGCGAGTATCCGATTCTGCGCGGAAAAAATTCGGGAAATGTTATTGACATAAAGCAGTACATATATGACGACACGGTTGATACAAGCGATAAATGTCTTGTCGTTGACTGGTACTACAAAATCCGCTCGGCGGACGGACGCGCGCTTTTGCATTACTGCAAATTTGTCGGCGATACGGTGCTGTTTGCATCGGAAAATCACGCAGAATTTGCGGAAAACGGCTGGTATGACCATGCGGAGTATCCGATTGTTTTCGACACGCTGTTTCCGGAGGAGGGAACGCCCGTCGGGTTCGGATATATAGCAATAACGAAAAATCCGCAGATGTATATTGACAAGCTGAATCAGGCGATACTCGAAAACGCGCTGATGGCTGCACGGCCGCGGTATTTTGCAAAGGTCAGCGCAGGGGTGAACGAGCGTGAATTTCTTGACTGGTCAAAGCCGCTTGTGCATGTTGAGGGCGATATAAACGCCGAAAGGCTGCAGCCGATTTCGGTTTCACAGCTGCCGGGCTCGTGCGTGAGCATTCTGCGCATGAAGATAGACGAAATGAAAGAAACAAGCGCGAACAATGATTTTACGCGCGGACAGGGCAACAGCGGCGTTACGGCGGCATCGGCGATTGAAGCGCTTCAGGAGGCAGGGAGCAAGTCAAGCCGCGACATGCTGATGACAACATACAGAGCGTTTACAAAAATAAATTACCTGTGCATTGAACTGATACGCCAGTTTTACGATGAACTGCGCTCGTTCAGAATCACGGGTGAGGACGGGAGCTTTCGCTTCACAGACTACAGCAACGAAAAAATCAGGCGGCAGCTTCTCACAAGCAGCAGAGGTATTCAGACATACCGCCGCCCGGTGTTTGACATCAGCGTTAAGGCGCAGAAAAAAAGCCCGTACAGCCGTCTTTCGCAGAACGAAACGGCGAAGGAGCTTTTCAGAATCGGCTTTTTCGAGCCTGCGGCGGCGCACCAGGCACTGTGCGCACTGGAGCTGATGAATTTTGAGGGGAAATCGGCAATCGAAGCGAAAATCAGAGAGGGAGCGGAGCTTGCCGCAAGTCAAACGGAGGAAACGGAAAATGATTAAGATATATGCCGCCGACAACGGCGGAAGCTACGAGATAAGAATACGCGGACACGCATGCTTTTCAAAGGGCAGCGATATTGTGTGCGCGGCTGTCAGCTCGCTTTATTATGCGCTGCTCGGGTCGCTTGAAAACGACAAAAGCGTTCACAGGGTCAGAAGCAGGCAGCAAAGCGGAAGCGCCGCACTTGAGTTTTGCGCGGGCAAGCTTACCGCAGGCGCTTACGACATGGCATTACACGGATTTTCACAGCTTGCGTTTACATATCCGAAAAACGTTAAGCTTCATATAAACGGAAAGGAATTGATTTTATGAAAAAAGAGGAGAAAAAGCTTGTAAATTCCGTATCTTCCGCGGAGAACGGAATTGACATAGACGCTGAAAAAAATGCGGAGAGCAGCGGACCGCAATCGGGCGAAAGTGAAAGCTCCGCCGCCGGGAGCGAGAAGGAAAAGACTGCGGAATTCGAGGCGCTTATAAGCGGCAGATACAAAAAACAGTTTGCCGCACGAGTGCAGAAGATCATTGACCGCAGACTTAAAGAAGTGAAAAGGCAAAGGGAAAATTCACAGACAAACGAAAGGATTGTTGAAGCGCTTATGAATCGCTTCGGCATCAGGGACGGAAACATTGAAAAACTTGAAAGGGTGATTACTACGGAAACAATGCAGAACACAAACGGCGGCACGGACAGGGACGCGCTGCTCAGAAGACTGATGGCGGAAAACGAATATCTTCGTCGCCGCCGCGATGAAGACGCGCGGATTTCGCAGGCACAAAGCAAGGCTGCGCAGTGGCGCGCAGAGGCAAATGAAGCGGCTGAGGAATACCCGGACTTTAACCTTGAGGAGGAGCTCGGAAACGAGGCTTTCGTTGAGCTCATCAAGGCAGGAGTCGGCGTTAAGCAGGCATACGAGGTTGTTCATCTTGACGACATCCTTGCAAACGCTTCGAAAAGCACGGAGAAAAAGGTTGTTGATTCAATCCGTGCAAAGGGCGGCAGACCGGTTGAGAACGGAACGGATCCGACAGCCGGCATCATAATCGGCAACGATGCGGCAAAGCTTTCCAAAAAGCAGCGCGAGGAATATGCGCGCCGCGCGGCAATGGGCGAAAGAATATCATTTTAAGAAAGGACGAAATATATTGAATATCAGAAAAATTAATTTACAGCTTTTCGGTCAGGTAAACACAAGTGCGGGGCTTGTTGACTCGCAGTCGGGGGCAAAGCTTTCGGATAACGGGCTTTCAAACGGAATGAAAACATACTATTCCGAATATCTTATTGACAATGCGGAGCCGAGGCTTGTGCATGACCAGTTCGGGCAGAAGTGCCCGATTCCCAAGGGGAACGGAAAAACAATTGAATTTTGCAAATACGATCCGCTGCCCAAGATGACAACGCCGCTTGCGGAGGGTGTTACTCCCGACGGTCAGAAGCTTGAAATGGAGGTTGTAACGGCGGAAGTCAAGCAGTACGGCGGCTTTATCGAGCTTTCCGATATTCTGATGCTTGCAGCCATCGACAACAATCTTGTTCAGGCAACAAAGCTTCTCGGCGCGCAGGCAGGCAGAACGCTTGACACAATCACGCGCGAGGTGTTAAACGGCGGCACAAACGTGCAGTATGCCGAGGGGCAGGTAAGCTCGCGCGCAAAGCTCACCGGAGGAAAGGAAAGCGGCAATCACTATCTCACCGTTGACGCGGTAAGGCAGGCGGTGCGCTTCCTTAAGAAGATGAACGCCGAGCCGATTAACGGAAGCTATGTCGGCATTATTCATCCCGATGTGTCATACGATCTGATGAGCGACCCGAAGTGGCTCAATGTTAAGACTTACTCCGATCCCGAGGGCATATACAAGGGCGAGATAGGCAAGATTGAAAATGTGCGTTTCGTTGAATCGAGCGAGGCAAAGATTTTCCATGCAGAAAACCTTTGTGCAGCGGCAAGAAGCCTCACCGTTTCGTCATATTCAAAGCTTTCGGCAGCAGGAAACGCAACCGAAAACTGCGGAGCGGGAACAGTTTACCGCGTTACCGTGAACGAAACGCTCGCGGCGGAGGACGCGGAACACCTTGTCGGAGCGCCGGTTCAGATAAAAAATGCTTCGGGAGAATATTCCGAAAACAAGGTTAAGGGCTTTAACGCGGCAAGCAAATATATTTTCCTTGAAAACGAGCCTGCATCCGCACCGGCGGAAAACGATGTTATTTTCCCCGGCGGCTCCGGCGAAGGCGGAAGAGATGTTTATTCCACGCTTATTCTCGGCGACAATGCTTACGGAATAACCGAAATAAAGGGCGGCGGTCTCACGCAGATTATAAAGCAGCTCGGCAGCGCCGGAACAAGCGATCCGCTCAATCAGCGCGCAACGGCAGGCTGGAAGGCAACGAAGGCGGCTGTCCGTCTTGTTGAGCCCTATATGATAAGAATTGAAACGGCAAGCTCATTTGCCTGATCGTAAAAACAGTATATGAAGCGTTATCGGCTGCCTGCAAAACGGGGCAGGCAGCCGATGCGGCAGCTACAGAAAGGAAGAAAGAATATGACAACCGTAAAAAAGAACACGCAAAGCGTTAATGATGAAAACACATTGGTGGAAATTGAGCTTTTCCGCGACAACAAGGACTATAAGGACAATGTTTTTGTTGCCGTGAACGGGGAAACCTGCGTTATTGCAAGAGGACAAAAGGTGAAAATCAAGAAAAAGTTTGCCGATGTGATTGAAAATTCAATGCGGCAGGATATTAAGACCGCAAGAATGATGGACAGCAGAAGCAATGAGTTTTTTGCAGAGGCGGCAACGCATAATCTTTAAAAGGAGGGTGAAAAAAATGCCCAAATTTAATCTTGGAAGAATTAAAGGCGACAAGGGTGATAAGGGCGACACGGGGCCGACAGGCGCGACGGGCGCAAAAGGAGCGAAGGGCGACAAAGGCGACAAGGGCGACAGGGGTACTGACGGAATCACTCCCGTTTTCACTGTGAGCGGAACGGAAACGCTGCCTGCCGGAGAGGAAGCCGCAGTAAGCATCAGCACGGCGGATCCGGCAAATCCCAGCCTGCATTTTTCAATTCCGAAGGGCGCTGACGGGACAAGCTCTGACGGAGATATGAAAAAAAGCGTTTACGACACAACCGGCAGGAGCACAGATGTTTATTCTTATGTTGACAATGCGCTTTCGGGGAAAATGAACAGAAACGGAGGCAGATTCAGCAGCGAAGTTTACGCTGTATCGGGAAATCCCGCTTTGGCATGTGTCCGGAACATCTCCTTTCAGGCGGAGCTGCCGTCGGGCGCGAATTTCGGCGATGTGTGCTTTCTGCTTCCGGCGGAATCGGGAACGAAGCTCGGATCAAAGGATGTCGGAACAATTGTCGGGATTACGGAGAACGGAACTGCCGAACCGTACATAATCACGAAAAAGGACTACGGGGAAAGCGGAAACATTCTGCTGACGCGCAAATATCTTGAAGATGAAAGCTGCAAATTTGATATACGCGGAAGCAACGATTATAACGGTTCAACATTGGACTTTTATCTTGAAAATATATGTGCCGAAAGATTTTCACCGCTTGTCCGCAGCAGGCTTCGGCGCGTTAAGACGGATCAGTCGCTTCGCAGAAAGGTGTTTTCACTGTCATATGATGAGATGCTGAGCATGGAATATTTTAAGACCAACGGCAAAACGGCGGGGCAAAAAAACGATTCCGGAGCGAGAGAATACTGGACGAGATCCGGCTATCAGTCAAAGTATGCATATTATGTTACGTCGAGCGGAAATTACGGATATGTTTCGCCCAATTCATTTTACGGAGTGCGTGCATCGATTGCGCTGCCGTCGGATATGATTGTAAAAGCAGCGGAAAGCGGCAAGGAATACTCCGCTGAGCTGGTTGAAAGCGGCATGAGTATGTATGTTTACAGCAACGGCAGATGGACGGAGGTAAAGCTTGCACTATGACAATTAACAAAGCGATAGAAAAGGCGTCAAGGCTTCATCCGGACGCAGTTGACGATGATGTGAAAGCCGGGTGGATAAGCGAGCTGGACGGAAAAATTGCTCTTGAAACAATGCATAAATCCGATTTCAAGCCGTATGCATTTCCGAACGACGCTGAGGCGGAGCTTCTTGTCAGGGCTCCGTATGATACGATTTACGAGCTGTATATAATTGCGATGAGCGATTTTACGGGCGGAGAAATCGGCAGCTATGCTGCATCGGCGGCAATGTTTAACAAGGCGTATGAGGAGTTCCGCAAGCAATATATCCGCGCGAACATGCCGCCGCAAGCCGATATTACACTTTGAGGAGGGAAAGAAAATGAGGCTGCCTGCGATAAGGGCTGATCAAAGCTACAAAAAACAGACGGTGACCTTTAAGGGGCTGAATCTGACGCAAAATTATTCGGACGGCGAGTTTTCGGAGGCTGACGGAATTTCGCAGCTTGCATTTCCGGCAATCACTCAGCGGAGAAAATACGAGAAGCTGGGCAGATGCACCGCCCCGGCGCTTGCAGGGGTTTCGGACAAGGAATTTTTCGTTGACGGAGGAAAGCTGATTTATGACGGGAAGACTGTCGGGGATGTTTCCGCGGGCGAAAAGCTTGCGGCAGTGCTCGGAAGCTACATCACCGTGTTCCCCGACAAGGTGTTCTATAATACAAAGAAAAAAGAATTCGGAAGTCTTGAAGCGAAGCACACCTACATTAATCAGGACGTGGTTTTCACGGCGTCCGGCATAACCGTGCCGAAAAAGCACTATGAAATCATTTCCGAACCGGAAACGCTTTTGTTTCTTATCTCCGCCCCGGTGGGCTTTTATGCATCGGCGGACGTATCGTTTAAAACAGGAGCGCTGACGCTGGGAGAGAAATCCGAAAAGGCGGCGGCAAGGCTTGTACAAAACGATATAATAATAAACGACTGTGGAAGCAATCAGTACCGCGTGGTAACGGAGGTTTCAGCGGTCGGCGGCGGAAGCAACTTTGTCAGGGTTATGACAATACTGAACACCATTATTACGATAAATCACCCGAGCCTTGAAGATATACGCGAGGGTGACGCGGTGTGCATTGAGGGATGCACGGTTAAGCCGGACAATAACAAAACGGCGATTGTGCAGCAGGTTTCGGAGGATTCTCTGACATTTCAGAACGATACCTTTGAAGCGTGCACCGAGACAGCCGCAACGGTGACAATACGAAGAAAGATTCCCGATTTTTCATGTGTGTGCGCTTACGAAAACAGGCTGTGGGGCTGTGAGGGAAACACGATTTATGCGTCGAAGCTCGGCGATCCGCTTAACTTCTTCGTTTTCAATTCCGTTTCAACGGACAGCTACAGCATTGAATCAAACACGCCGGGCGATTTTACCGCATGTGTTCCGTACGGCAGTCAGTGCATATTCTTTAAGGAAAACGCAATCTACAAGCTTTTCGGGTCAAGACCGTCGAATTTTCAGCTGACGGAAAGCTTCGGCGAAGGAATCGGCGCCGGCAACCAAAAATCCATAGCGGCGCACGGCGGAAAAATGTTTTATTGCAGCGGCAGCGGCGTTTATTCTTACTATGGCGGAATGCCGCAGCTTATATCGCAGAAGCTCGGATCGCTGAGACTGCGGAACGCAGCCGGCGGATGCAACGGCAGGTGCTATTTTGTTGCGGCGGATACGGGCAGCGGACGGAAAATGTTTGTTTACGACATCGAAAAAGGCATGTGGAGCATTGCGGGAAAAACGACTGCCTTTGACTTTGCGTTTTACGGCGGAAAGCTTTACGCCATGTGCGAAGACGGAATGTACGAAATAACTGAGGCTGCTGATGAAGGCGTGCAATGGTCGGTGACGCTTTGCCCGTTTGACGAAAATTACTATAAAACCAAAAACTACAGCAGGCTGAGAGTGTGCGCGCAGCTTTTCGAAAATGCGTGGCTGTCAGTGGAAACAAGCGCCGACGGCGCCCCTTGGGAAACAGCTGCAAACGTGTACGGAAAAGAAAAGCGCTATGTGAATATCCCCATAAAAAGAATATGCTGCAATGAGCTGCGCATAAGGCTGACGGGGAAGGGGCACAGCATAATCGAATCCGTTGTGCGTGAGTTTTCGGTTGACTGATATGTGCTGAAAGGAGCGGTAAAATGTTTCAGTCATTATCCGATTTGTCGGGAAAAAGCACGGAGGAGTCGGTCGGAATAATCGAAAACTATCTCCGTGCGGCGCAGGAGGAGCTTGAGTATATCTTGACTCATCTTGACAGCTCAAATGTTATTGAGCTTGATTTAAACAAAACAACACTTTATAAGGGGGATGACAATGGCGTACAATAAAGACACTGACTATTCCAAGCTGATAAAGGAATCCGTTGAGGGCGGAAATTACAGTAAGGCGGCGGAATACGAAAAGGCACGCAATGAGAAAATTGACGGCGAAAAGCTCAGCTATAAAAAAACGAACGACTACAGCGGCTGGCTTGACAAAACCGATTACGGAACGGTGATTCAGAAAAAGATTGCTTCGGGCGCTTCGCGCAGCTCCGTTGCGGACACGCTCCGAACGCGCATTAAAAAGGCAAGCGGCACGAAAGGATTGACGCAGTATGCGCATGACAGCATTTATGACAGCGCCGTGAAATATATAATGAACGGCAACAGGTTTGAGTTTAGCGACCGTACACCGAAATACAGCGACAGATACGCAAGCCGCCTTGAATCGGTTGCGGACGAGCTGCGCAGAATCGCACCGTTTGAATACGATCCGTATTCGGACGATTTGTACGAGTATTACAGAAAGGAATATCTGAAGGCAGGGCGGCGCGCCATGGAGGACACGCTCGGCAAAATTGCAGCCAACACGGGAGGCGTTGCGAGCAGCTATGCGACTTCGGCGGCAGGGCAGAGCTTTGATTACTACAATTCGCAGGCGGCTGCAAAAATTCCTGAGCTGTATAAAATTGCATACGGAGAATATCTTGATTCCATTAATAATAAATACAAGACCGCAGAGCTGTTTTCCGGGCTGAGTAATGAGGATTACAGCCGCTACCGCGACAGGGTTCAGGATTACGAAAACAACCGTGATTTCGAGTACAAAACGTTTCTGTCAATGCTTGACGAGGACTATCGCCGCGAGCAGGCGGAGCGCGCAGTGTATGAGGATGAACGCGACTACAGCCGCAGGGCGCTTGAAAATGACCGTGATTATGACCGCGGCGTTCTTGAAAGCGATCGTGATTATGAGCTTTCAAAGGATATGTTCGAGGAGAATAAAAAGGAAAACAGGCGCAAGTGGGAACAGCAGGACTATGAAAACAATCTCAAGGAGGAGCAGAACAAAATTTCCAATGCCATCAAAACATGGAATGCGCTCGGCTACCTTGACCCTGCAAGCGCGGCAATCCTCGGATTGCAGGCAGGTCTTCCGACAAGCAACTATACCTATAAAAAGGCGCAGACGGCAAAGCTCAATGCGCAGACGGCGAAAACCAGAAAGAAGAAAAAGTAG